CGAAGGAACACCACATGAATATAACAGGTATCTTATTACAGAGAATAAAGGAAATGGAATATTTAAGGCTGTAGATAGTTTAACAGCAGAAAATGATAGTGGTTTTTATGATTTAATGAACAGAAAGGGTATGTTAGACGATGGAAGATTGCCTTCATTAGAAGAATTACAAAATGCTGGTGCATTAGATAAAGAAAGTCTATCCTACTTGGACAAACTTGCGGAAACACTATCGGCTCAAGACAAAGTAGACACTTCAAACCCTATTTATAAATTCTACGAAAAAGACCTTGGTCGCTATTTAAAGAACAAATATAACGCTGAAACTGTAACAGATGCGCAAGGTGTGCAGTGGTATGAGGTAAAGATAACTCCAGAAATGGCTACTTTACCTGTCGAGGCATTTAAAAAGAGAAACCTGCGAGATAAAGATGATACCGAACTTACACCAGAAGAGGCCAGAGTCAAAATTGATGAGTTATTCAATAAGGATGAATTAAGGTTCTTAACCGGATCAGAGGAGATGGTATCAG